CATCATGGATAGCTGCGATATGAGTAATGCCTGCATCTCTTGCCTTAAGTACAGTAGCTGCTAAGTGCGCTGCATCACAACTATGTACAAAGTTAGGTGCAATACCATTGCGTTGCTTAAGCGTATCAATCTTGTCTGTAGGAGTACCTAACAGAATCTGAGTACGGCCCATCAACACAGTCTTAACTGTATGTACCTTAATCTCTTTAATATCTTGATGGATAACAAAGCCACTAGGACTTGTAAAAGTGAGAGGTAAGTTCTTCTTGGCTAAGATAGAACTAATCTTCTGTAACCAGCCCATAGCTTCACGAGCTGCAATAACTACCTCACCGATAGACTCCCATACAATCTTAGTCAAGTAATTGATAGCTTCGATGATTTCAGTCTTGTCGAATATCTCTTTCTTTGACTCGATGTACGACTGTAGCAAGTACTCTCGGCATGATTGCTGAGTACTACCATAAGGCAAGGTCATAACAGGACGCTTAGTTACGCTGCGGTCAATACCGAAGGCTAACCATTTAGCTGCTGTAGAGCTACCTGTTGACTCAAGCTTAAGACGTACTACCTTAGCTACTTCGCCATAAATATCACTAGGAACGTCAGAATCAACAAGGTTAGTGGCAGTACCCCCAACGCTATCACGTAGCATTGCACTAAAGTTTTGAAGGCCATTACACGTGCCGTCTTGCGCGATAGCCAATCTGCTTCTGAATAGTTCGGGCCGTAGTACGTACTCGCGGAACTCCATAGCCCACGCAAGGAACTGAAATGGTTTGTCAGCATCAGCCCACTCAGCACGGTGAGATATAGGGTCAGCAGCAATGCGACAGATGCGCTCACTGTTATCTTCCACCCATTGAACACGGTCAGAATAAGAAACCTTATCAACGCCATAAGTATTTGCTCCATGTATCTTAAACCAGCGCTCTCCGTCAGCATCACGTAAGGCTTTAGCTTCACCGAACTGTAGCAGTGCCTTACCTAAGTCTGCACTCTGGGGTGCAAGGCCTGAGGCTACGCTGTACATACGTCCACGAAAGTCGCAGTGCCATACGAAGAACAACTCTGGTGTATCTTTAAAACGCTCAGCCATAGCCAGAATACGGCTCACTAGCGCACACTTACCGACTCGCTCTTTCTCTTGGGTGTATGCAAGGGTAGCCTGCATTTTCCATATCTCGAACTCGCCTAGCTCCTCAGGAGTTGCTTTAGCTTTGTCGAAGTCTGCTGAGAAAGGCCAATCAGGAGGCGTGATACGCTGTGTTGATGGCATTGCAGTGCCTAAACCTAACTCCCAAATCTGCTGTGCTACCTCTAGGATTGCCGTGTTGACGCTCCAGCTCGTTTTCTGCAAGTGATTGATACTCGCATATACGTTTGACAAGTTAGCGCTTTCTAGGGCCTTACGCTGCGCCTTAGGATTGCTTGACGCTTTCGTAATAACGAAGCCACAAGAATCTTGAGCCTCAGGTGAGTAGAACCCACCGCCCTTGATAGCTGTCCAATCACGAGGAGGGATAATCATAGGCATCCATACAGGGAACAGAACAGATACTGCATCCTTGTGATGCGTAATCCACTCTTCTAGCTCACGGCTCATGATGATGCGAGAGTAAGACTTCTTACCCTCACGGTCAGTTACCTTCTCGAAGTGTCCAGTAGAGCTAATAGCTGCATCAAGTAATACAGCACCGATATGTACACGAGTATCCAAATCCCACTTGAAGAACTCTAAACCGTTCTTCTCGCCTTCGGCTGTGTGGTGCATGGTATGTACTAAGGAGTTAAGCTTGAATCTATAAGAGACAGCTCCACGTGCATCTAGCTTACCTAGTGTGCGCTTGAAGAGCTGCTCGTCCAGAGCTTCAAATTGTCGAAGACGGACTTCATCTTCGATACGCCTGCCGATAGACAGAGTTAGTTCAGTTAGTTTAGCTTGTGTGATACAAGCATCAATACAGGAACGTAGAGTAATGAAGGCAAGTACGTATGAATCCATATTTGCTAGGGCTTTCCAGTAAGCCTTGCCTGCACTATGTCTAGCTTCTAGCGAGAGGTCTACCCTTCTGTTAATCTCAGCAGCTACGGCATGTAGATGGCTATTAACAAAGGCAGCACCATAACTCGTTTCGCTAGCTAATCCCTTTTCTTCACTTTTTGCTGTTTGCTCAAGGTAGCGTTTAATGCCACTACCCACCATATCTGCTTCAATCTCTAACTGCTTCTCTAACGACAATGTAGCTTCCTTATAGGTCAGCTACTGCCTTGTCCTCTCTGATACCTTTGAATCTAGGTTCTCTGAGCATTCCATAGGCAGTAAACTTCATAGCTTCAACTTCAACTATCTGTCCTACTATTAGCTCTGGGTTCTCACTCCAGCTCCTGAGCTGGTCGTGTTTCATGCCTCTAATATCTTGGATAATCACTTCATTTTCTGGCTTACCAAACGCTCGCCACTTGACTTGCAGTACGCCTTTGAGACCGCCCTTAGAGCCAGCCTCCACGCCTGCTACGCCTAGCACTTCAAGGTCATAGGTAATTTTTTCTTTGATGCGAACTAGGTTTGTGCTTCTATCACCAGACTGCCAGCCTGCGTCATGTGGCCTGTAGCACACGCCTTCGCCTCCTAGCTGCTGAATACCTTTCGCCAATACCGCAAGCTCAGCCTCGCTGCTAATGAGCTTCTGAGGGATGCGCTGCAAATGCTCGGTGTCTCGGTAGTCCATCAAGCTGTCAAGCTTAAGAAGGCGCTCGCTGTACGGGATACTTGACTCACCGTCTGCGAACTCCTGCAAGGTCAGAATGTCGTGCACATGGAGCTGAATGCCCTTAGCTGCACCTTCTGTCTCAGTACGACACAAGCCACTGATAACCGCTTGCTCTAGGTCTGGGTGATAGGCCTCTGCGATAAGCACAAAGCTAGTCCAGCTAGATACATGTAAGGCCGTAATGTCTTGTTCTACCTGAGTACCGTTAAGTGCTATGTAGTTTTCGAGAGTGCTTGAGTGAAAGGTAACTACACCATCAATACATTTCGCAGCTACCCATACACCGTCTAACTTCTCACTAGCAAACCCATGAGACGCAAATGCCTTGAGCTTAGCTTTAGGGCTTAGGTCAGACAGGTTCTTAGCTAGTTGAATGATGCGGTCAGAGGCCATGTGTAAAACCTCCCTGAAACTTAAACAAGATAATATCTAGCTGGTCATACATATCATGTACGCTACCGTTGTTGATAATCGTGTCTGCTACTAAGTGAGCACTAATACCTGTCTCGCTAGAGTGTTCAGCTACTGCTTGTACGTTGCGCTCAATACGAATCACATAGCCGTGCTCGTTGTTGACTGCATGAGCCTCGTTATCGAAGCGCACGTCTGTAAGTACTGCATTAGTCATACCAACAGCTTCTGCCATTGCTAGGCTAGGCCATAAGTCTTGCTTGACTAGCTGCCTGCCCCACTCAGTACCTAGCGTCTGAGCTAGCTGACGAGGACTTTTACCTAACTCAGGTAGCACTGTCTCTTTCCATTCACGGTCATCCCACTGCTTCATAGAGAAGCCGAACATGGCATTAAGACCGCGCTTCAATGCAGTAGCAAAGCTGAGCTTAGCAAAGCCATGTCTGTTCACTAGGTAGTCGGCTGCTGTGTCTTTGCCTGTACCTGCCTTACCTGTTAATCCAATAATCATGCGTAGCGTGTCCTTAAGTAATCGAGTGTCAGAGCATGTAAGTCGAACTCACCGTCATCCACGTTGTAGAGCATCCATACCTGCTTACGTACTTGGTTGCCTTGAAAGCCTAAGTAACCTTCATCGTGCTGGTAGAAGCAGCCTGCAAATAACCCAGTGAGCTGCTTGCCATCGGCTCGCTTCTGGCTCAGGTCTATCTCAGTCTGCTGTACGTGGCCCATGACACAGCTCATGTGTCGCTTAGTGACTAAAGCACGAGCGCTTGATACGGGTCTGCCCATAGTTCCAGAGGTAAAGAAGTGACTGAATGCCACGCCTTCGATGATTACTGGCTCAAGGTACGGATACACTTGCCAGCCTTGCTCTTTGTACTCAAGGTCATCAATACTGATTAACCCTTCCAGCATTCGGTCTACCTCGATAGCACGTAAGATGCGCTCTTCATGGTTGCCTAGTGTCAGAACAAGTACAGGATTCCATTCAGCTCGCTTAGCTCTACGTAGCTTTGCTTGCTCTTCGCGGATAGGAGCTAGGAACTTAATCATGCTGCTCTTAGCTGCGTTAATATCAGCTTTGTAGGTTCTACCTTCGTAGCCCTTCTTGCCTTTGTCGTAGCTAGACAGCGAAGGCATATCAGCATGGTCGCCAATGTGCACGATGTAGTCAGGCTTCTTCTCAGCAGCCCATTTACCTGCCCACTCCATGTGGTCATCAGGTACGTTAGGCTTAGCTTGAGTGTCTGGTATTACCATGATGGTAGGTTTAGTACGCCCACCATATAGCTTATGTTTACTCATGTAGCTCCTTTAGCTTTTGCTTTCTCTTTAGCTACTGCTTGTCTTTTAAGTCGGGCTTTTTTGTTTGTGAGGATGCGTTTCTCCTCAGCAGATTTGTGAGTCGGGTGAAGTAAAGCTGTTCGATTCACTTGATGATGCGTTAAGTACTCTACGAGTTGCTTAAGCCATTCGAGTGGGGTTCTTTCGCGCTTAGCTCGTGTAGCTAAGTTGATTACCTTGCCTTCTAATCCATTACAGTTATTACAAAGTACTGCTCGGCATACGCCTGTCGTATGGTCATGGTCAAGCACTGGGGATTGCACCTTGCCACTTGCAGTTCTAGGTAGTTTAGCTATCTCTGTATTGCACAGAGCGCACTTACCTTTTTGTTCCGTTAGCATCTTCGTTCTAACCATAGCTACCATGCTATTTGTTAGACGCTGCATAGCTCCCTTTTAAATCTTTAATGGCTACCTCAGAGATGAAGCCGTTATGTAGCTTTACTATCGCTGTGTCTGGAAATAATCCTCGACTCAGCACCGTCACTGTCTCGCCTGTCGGTTTGTATTGGTCTGTTACGCCAATCTCTTTTCCCGAAGATTGCTTCAAAGTTCTTCTCTCCTTCTAGGGATAGAGGCTTACTGCTAAGCGTATCCCCTGTTACATCATTCATTGCTGCCATAGAACCTCTAGGTACTGAGTACAGGTTAATTGGAGGTAGCGTTAGGTCATGCCACAGTATCGAAGACACCATCTCGTATAGCTCTCGCTAAGGTTAATCGGTCATCGTTGTCGCTGTAGTACAAGCCTAGTAGCTGCCACTGCTCTTTGAAGTACGCTGCCCAGTTCTCACCGTGATGCGCTTCATATATGGCTTTTACTAACTCATAGCCTGCACTAGGAGTAGCTGACGGAATTGCACCTAAAATCTTGGCCGAGAGTACAGGGCCACATGACTTATCCTTAGGCTCTTCCTTACCTGCCCTAGCCTTAGCGCTACACTCGTCTGGCATGTTAGCCATGAGCCATGCACCGCTTATCTTGCCTAGAGCTGGTATGTTGTCAGTCGAGTCACCTTGTAGCATCTGCCATAACAAGAACCAGACACCGTGAAAGAGACTGCCTTGCTTGAGGGTAGAGCTAAGCTCGAACTCCTCAGGTGCAGCTAAGTACTCATTCCAGTAGTGCTTGTGTTCTCTGAGCTTAAGCTCGTTAGTACGCCAATCGAGATACCATCCAGCTACTTGCCTTAGGTCTTTGTCATTAGAAGTAATGACGCATAGCTCATGTGTAGCGTTACGCTGAGCATTCCATTGCATCTGAGTTAAGGCATCATCTGCCTCGCGGTCATCCCACTGAACATAGTCCATGTTCTCAAGAGCCTTAGACTCAAGTACCTCACGCAATCCATCCCAGTTCTTAGGACGTTGAGAGTGAGTACGTTGGCCTTGATACGGTTGAGATACAGCTATGTCGAAGCGCCTAGCCTTGTCGCTAAGTGGGCCTGTGATATGAACTACAACACGGTCAGCCCCTGCCATAACCTTGACGTTCTCAATACGCTGGAACATATTACGTCTGGCTATAGGGAAAGGTGTCTCGTCATTACCTGCACACTGATATGGTAAGAAGTCACCGTCTATGTGTAAGACGCGACCCTTAACCACATCAGGTACAGTGTTGAACTCGTGTTCTAGGTCGGCTAGGTGAGCGTAGTCGCCACCTGAGCCATCCATGCTATTTAGTTACTCGGATGCGGTTAATAGCGCTTAATGGGTATAGGTAATCAACTACCTCGTCACCTACGCCTTTAGTTGATACAGTAAAGAAACCTTCAATAGCAGAAGGGCCTGCCTCAATTACATCTTTAAAGTTAGGGCCTCTAAAGTTACTAGGTAAAGGTGTGCCTTGAGCAATAGCCCCTGCTATAGCTTCATCTCGGTATTGAGGTGTAAAGATAATGTCTACGTGTGCCATGATGTTTCCTTTGTGTGATAGAGGGAAGGGTAAAGCTAGACTTAAATATCTAAGTCGTCTGCCTTAGCTTTCTTAGCTGGAGCTTTGTCAGCCTTAGGTGCAGGCTTGTCAGCGTCACCGCCTACAGGCAAGTCAATTAGCAATGCCTCAAGAGCAGAGCCATCGAAGTTCACTGCATTTAGAATGCGCTCTTGAATCCAGTTACGTGAAGTACCGTCATCACGAGTACCTTCAATGAACAACTGATTCCAGTCGATTAAACGTGGACGGTTGAACAAGAAGATTTTAGTAGCGCTCAGTGCAGGTACTACAGTGTAGAAGCCATCAGGCTCACCATCTTCGTTGTACTTAACCAGAGACTGAACTTGCCATGCGCCATCTTTCCATACGTTAGCAAAGACACGAGCATCAGCACCTTCGCCAGACTTACGATGTGTAATCTGTACAATGAAGGCTACGTTGTCAGCTACCATAGAGGCGAAGTGTTTGTACTTGTCACCGTACATACCGTTGATAGCACGGAAGAGCTTATAGAAGCGTGACTTCTCGTTAGTACTGATATTCATTTCAAAGAACATCTTTTGTGGAGTTACTGTACCGTCTTCCAGTGTGATAGGAGGGTACTTCTTACCGCTAAGCTCAATGACTAAGCGAACCAAGTGGTCTGGCTTAGCCTTAGGTTTACCTTGATACGTACCGATGTGAGCACCTAACTCGATGTACTCTACCAGACGGGCATAGGCTCGTCCTTCTGCTGGAGGTGCAATGTCACCACCACCGCCACTTGCTTGATTCTGGTCAATGCCTGATTCGTCTACGTACTCGTCCACAAATGAACTGTAGTCTACTGCTTGTGCTGTATTAGCCATGATGTTTTCCTTTAGTGAAAATAGTGTTGAACTGATTGTTTTTCGTACAAGTTAAGACCTACTTCTACGTCTACTGGGAACGGTATGTCTAGCTCCCAATCGAAGCACTCAAAAGTCCATTGAGGTATAGACTCCATGATGCGCTTCATATCCTCAGCTACTTGCTTAGCTACGCTGACGTGTGCATCTGCCCACACAGAGTCATGCACTGTGTTGACTAAGTACGCTAGGCCACCGTAGTTATCGTTTGCTAGGAAGTGTCGATAGAGTCGTCCAATCATGCCCTGTACCATGAATCCGCACTCCCCTTGAGTAGGGTAGTTCTTCATCTCAGTAGGCATGAAGGTAGTCATAATCCCCCGCTTCTGCTGAAAGGGTAACGACTCTTTAGATGTAAACACATAGCGTGTCTGCATCGGGCTTATCCACTCGCCCTTCTTAATCTGGAACTTACGCCCAGATACTGCCTGCTCGAAGCGTCCTGTATCCCATGCACTATGCTCGACTTCATCCATCACTCGTTCATCGAACTTCTGTACATCTGGGTACATCTTTTCTTCCGCTTCAATAAGGGCTTTAACATCATCCACAGACATGCCTGTACTAGCAGCAATAGCGTCAGCACCAGCACCGTATGCTCGTTGGAACGAGAACGACTTAGCGCCTGTACGCTTGGCCTTCCATGTCTTGTAGTCTGCGAAAGTCTCGTCTTTACAGCGATATAAGGCCTCCGTATAAGTGATACCCTCTTTAGCTGAAACACGCTTGCAGTGAAAGTCGATACCGTCACGTAAGTCAGACTTGAGGTTCTTGTCACCAGAGAGCGCACCCTTGCCATATACTTCTAGCTGAGAGTAATCGGCCTCTAGTACTACTCCGTCCTTACCAAAGCGTGAACTAAACAGCTTCTTAATCTCAGAGCTAAACTCCTTCTCAGGGTCAGCTCGCGGAATGTTCTGCATGTTAGGGTTACTACTTGATAAGCGTGAGGTTACTGTGATGGTATGATTCAAGCCGTGATGCACGATACCGTCTTCACCGATAAGCGTGAGCATACCTTTCTCTTCGCCTGTCTTAGGGTCAGTGCTTATGTAGTACGTGCTTAAGTCTTTGTTAAGCTTAGCTCGACTACCTAAGTCCTGTAGGAAAGGTATGTTACGCTCAGCGAGCAGCTCGATAATGTCTGAGCTTACTGAGTACAGCCCATCCGTTGCACTAGCCCACGCAGCAATCGGCTTGGTGTAGCCTTTGAGTTCCCAGAAGTAATCGGTCTGTGCACCCTTCGGCTTTTCCAAGTCTGGTACATCGACTTGTTTCGTTTTGAAGCTACCTGCGTTCTTTCCAGAAAGTACTGGTACTCGTCCATCACCATCAGCTCCAACACCATACCCTTCAACTGGGGTAGTGCTTCCATCACTGAGGACATAGTGAAGCTCTTTCTTCTTCGCAAAGAGGGGAGCACCGCTATCGTCTCGGTGTTGTGTCCAGCGAGAGAACTTAATCTTGCCTCCGAACAGCAATGGGCTGAGGTGATACCGATTACTCCACTTAAAATCAATTTCTTCGGGCTTGTCATCAGGTATGTACTCCAGTAGTTTCGCATCTAGTGCAGCAATTTTGGCCTCAAGTACAGCAGCATCTTTTAGGCCTTGCTCCTTATCCACATAGATACCGTTGAACTCCATCATCGTGGTAGCTAACAGGCCTTCCATGCGTTGCCAGATGTTATCGAGCATACCTAGCTCACGAGCCTTGCGGTATTGGCCTACAAAGATTTTCTCTGTGTTGTCAATGTCACCGCCTGCATCGGCTAGGTATTCCATGAGCAAGTCTTTAGGTATGTCTGAGGTTTGCACCCCTGCATTCCATAGAGCCTTGACTTCATCGTTCTTAAGCTCGCCACCGTAGTTCTCTACAATGTCATCCATAGCTACCATCTGAGCGTACTCTTGCTGGCCTGCTAACAGATACTCTGCATACTGGCAGCACCATATCTTACCGCCTCGTTTTAAGAAGGCTATAAGCTCAGGCTGCTCGTAACTCCACAGTAAGTCGAACTTGATGTTGAACCCGACAAGGATAGTGCTGCTCTCTGGAATGGTCGGGAATCTGTAACCAGACCTATCCTTGCCGTAGTACTCGGATTGAATGTCACCATGCTGGTGCTTGTAGCCTAGAGCTACTACATGATTACGTGGGTCGAAAGGGCTAGCCTTACGTTTGAATAACGTGTTTGTCTCTACCTCTAAGTCGAACACACTAAACTTAGATGCAGGAATCGTGTCTGTCATAATAGTCTCCTAGTCTTCACCTAATGGGTCATGCTTTGCTTCCTTACGCTTAGTGACAGCCTCAGCAATCTTGCCACCTTCGGCTATCTCTTCTTGCTCTTCTGGAGGTACATACTTAGTACGTACACCTGATATAAACCTACCTCGTGAGCTATCGAACACAGTCTCTACCTGCATGTTGCTAGGGCTACCATCTACCCTGAGCTTATTCTTAGGTGTACTGAAATAGCGCACGTCTTGCATACCGTTGCTATTACTTGCACCTAGCATGAGTTGCACATCAAACGTACCTTGTTTACCTGTCTTTGAGTCCTTAAGCATAGACTTGGCAGGGAATGCAAGGCCTTCACCTTCACCGCTAATCTGGCTAGTGGCTATAGCAATATGCTCAGTAGATACAGCTAACTCCCTAGCCCACTGATACATACTCTCAAGCACTTGGTCAGTACGTGTACCTCCGTGCATGGTCAAACCGTTGAAAGTAATGTTGTCAATCATGTCGTACACTACAATGGCAGGGTTATAGTTCTCTATGTGCTCTTCTACATCTATGTTAGTGAGCTTGCTTGCATTGATGATATGCAGTGAACCTCTACCGCCTATCTTAGAGAACACTTCATCTAAGAACTTTTGGTTATCACCTTTACATTGCTCACGTCTGAACTTACCTAGCTCAGTCATACTCATGTTTAGTATGCTTTGATACATACGTAACCATATCTTGCGAGGGTCGCCTTCATTACAGAACCAGAGCACGGGTCTTTCTTCACCAAACACCTTAGGTATCTGCGGTAGGAAGTGACTCAAGCAGAATGTCACTACTGTAGTCTTTCCGTTGTCAGGCCTTGCACATATACCAACGAAGTCACCTGCTGCCAGAGGCCTCATGTGCTCATTGAATACATCAAGAGGCCATGTGATACCTACGTGATTCTCAGAAGCATCTAGTAAGTCAGTTACATCACTATTTACAATAATGTCTTCTGCCTTCTGTCTGCGACTAGACTTGAAATCAGTGAGCACTCTGTTCAACTCAGCTATAAGGTCTACGTCTTCACCTTCAACGTATCTGTTAAGTACATCACCTAGTACCGAAGCACTGCCTAGAGTGAGCAGCTTATCGAACATACCTTTAGCTAAGTCAGGAGGCACAGGCTCACTCATGTCCTGAGCTATGTTGCGCCATAGTGTTTTAGTCTCGGCATCTGCGTTGGTCTTAACTGTACCGAAGTACCATGTTAGGAACGGGTCTGCCTCCACTCGTGTTACATCAGGGAATGCTTTGTAGTACTCCCCTATCCGTCCAGCTATCTGCTTAGTCTTCTCTTCCAGACCTCCGCGAGGTACAGCTCCTCTGAGCTTACTCCACGACTCTCTATCAGAAAGCATCCTAAGCAGCGTCATTTCTAAATTCATAATGCTCCTTTGATGTACTTCTCTATCTCTTCGTCTGTCAGGAACTTAGGGTCTTTAGTACTACGTATGAGCCTTACATCGTTATGTAGTAGTGCTAGCGATTTTATGAACTTACGCATACCTTTTTGTCCAGCAGGGTCTGGGTCAAGCCAACACAGCAGAATCTTTGCACTAATCATGCGTAGAATCTTTGCGTTAGAGACTGAAACCCCACATAACGCACATGCAGGGCCATAGCGCCCACATCGTATCGCGCTGAGCATATCCTCTGTAATTACCACGAACTCGCTTTGTGGCGTGATTGCAGAGGTCATAAACAAAGCGCTACCAGCGTTTTGGCCTTTAGTGTTGAGGTATTTAGGTACTTGCCCTTGCTTAACTGCTCTCGCTTGAACGAAAGCTAGTTCTCCATTATCGTCATATACAGGCAGAAGTATTCGCTGCATAGAAGGACTCCATCCAATACCTAGCTCTCTTGCCTGAGCCTTTCGGATAGACGCTTTATACAGCCATACTGCGTACTGCGAGGGAATATCTAACGTGTAATCGGAAGGTAACTGACATGCTCTGAACTCTTCATGCGACTGAGTACGAGCCTTGAGTTGTTCTGCTTGCTCCTTAAGGCTGAGCTGCCGTGTAACGAGTATGCTGTCGTCACACCTAAAGCAATACGCAGACAGACCTTTAAGCTCAGCAGTGACGAGGACTACATCGCCCTCGCCACAGTTATGCTTGAACCGTCTACGTTGCCCTAGTTTAAGATTGGCACGAGTAGCAGCCTCGTACCATACATCTTTAGTGAGCATCCTCTAATATCACAGCTTCGACTAGCTTACCTGTACGTTTGTCGAAAGACAGAACTAGATTACCCTGCATCTTGCTCTTCGCAGTTATACGGGTAACTGTATCTGCATCAACAAATACTTCTACATCTTCTAGGTCAGGCTTAACTCTGTACTGAGCGTTAGCCTTGAATGTAGGATTAGTAGTAGACTTCCATCTACCGATGCTACTGTTACGGAACTCTATCTCCTCGCCAGCAGCCCATGCCATGATAACTGCTGCGTGAATGTGAGGGGTAGGTGTAGATAAGTTTTTAATCATTGCTGTGTCCTTAAAGGCTCATGTTAGTTAATGTTAAGCTTCTGCTTTAGCGTCATCTTGCCAGCGATACTCGTGCTCTGCCTGAGCCTCGATGAATGTATCCACTGGAGTTGCTGAATCTAAGTTAAGTGCCTGAGCTACACGGTCATGCTCAGTTTGTTCTGAAACGTCTTCACCTTCTGGCACGTGTTGGTAGTCTGGGCTGTCCACCAATAGAGGCAGTTCAGCAGGCATACCTTCAAGCACTAGGATAGTCTCTAGTCGTTGTGCAGTAGTTAAAGGCTGGTTCATTATGCACTCCGTACTTTGTTGTGGGCACGGATTACTTTGAGAGCTTGCTCCCTTGCCTTATCAGCAATGGCAGACCGTTTATCGGCCTCTAGTGCAAGCCTTCTACTTTGGATTGCGTTATCTACCGACTTCCAGTACGCACGGTCATGCTCTTGGAAAGCTTGGTCTAATGCCACAGCTTTGAGCTTATGACTACCACGTAGGGTAGGAACGACTAACTTGTTATTGATGGCAGTTGCTGCTGTCGTGATTAAAGAACTTACTGCCAGTAATAGTGCGGATAATTTCATGTAAAGCCTTAGTAATGTGATAGTGTATGGGCAAAGAAAAAGCCCTCATACTTCGAGGGCTTAATCGGTAACTCAGAAAAGACTAGATAGTTAGATTTCTAGGTCTTTTTCTTTCTTACCTTTGGTTGCTGCTGGTTCTGCTACCGCTGCTTCGACAGCAGCTTCTTCGGCTGGAGTTGCCTTAGTAGGTTCACCTTCAACACCGTCAATGTTTGAGAGACGTACAGACTTAACGATTTCTTCCGGAGTATCTTCGTTCAGTCGCAACTTGTACCATACACCTGATGTACCTTCTGCTTCGGTCTTACCTAACAGACGTGCATGAGTGAACACAGTACCATCGTTTAGTTTACCGTAAACGTAAGCACCTGCCACTAGCGAATCAACGAAGCCAGCCTGAGCGATAGCCAAGTCCAACTTAGCCAACTGCTTAACAACTGCTTCACGTTTTGCTACCAATGCGTCTACTGTATTAGCCATAATTATTTCCTTTTAGTTGATGTTACCGAAATGAGCAAACTTGCTCGCACTACCCTCTAAGTAAAGGGCAGTACATGCTTTTCTGCTATTGTACTCTATGTTTCAACCGCAGGGCATTCTTGCGCTCACGCTTATCTTGTGCATTGATAAGCTGAGCTTTGTCGCTGTTATGCTTAGCTAATAGGTTTCCACCAGCCCATGAGTGAAGACTGCGTTGAGCTGAACCGAGTGCTGAGCGAATGGTGTTAAAGACTGACATAGCTATCCTTTTGAGTTAAAGTTGTTTGTCCTATAGGAAGACAGAAGTTTAGTTAATGCTCTTGAATGTACGACTGAGCGAAGGCTAGCTGGTCAGCTATAAACGTACCGTGCACTCGGAAGTACATAACCTGCCCATAAGTATCAGCAGCCATAAGTTTGGCCTCAAGTGAGCCTACTCCGAACTCGCGCTCTACCGCCTCTACTTGGAAGTTACTCACGAGTATCTCGTCAATGAAGCTATGGCTCAGGTCATGCTTGAAGTGCACGTAGTCATGCCAGAACCTGAATGCCCAGTTAGCAGCAGGGCTTGTATAGATAGTCATGTCGCTATCAGACCTCCGTACATACACAGGCTTATTCAGCGTCAGTGCTGATTGGAACATAGCTTTAGCCTCTAGCCATGTCTCAGGTGCATTGTCGTTCTCTTCGTAGTTAATGCCAGTACTACGGGTAATGTCGTTTGCCATACGCATTACGAAAGAACTGAGACGGGCACGAGCTACGTTTAGCATTGATACACGTTGTACACTTGCTGGATAAACGGGTGTATCCTGCGGTATGAAGTGCTGTGGTTTTACTTGAGTCCGTGAAAGAATTGCGTTCATGTGATAGCTCCTTAGGTATGTCTTTTTCTGTCGCATGTGGTGCAATTACTGCACTCTATGCGATAATGTTGACTGTAAAGAGCCAGTACTAGCGCGGTTAGGCGCTCCACTTCATAGGATTTCACTTAATATGGAATGGAGTATCCTACTCAGCGCTAAGCTAGGCTGGCTCTGGGTTTAGTTGAATTGCTAAGTACTCAGGTCTGTCTTTTTCTGCACACCTATCCTCTGGAGCGCCTTGTTAAGCGTCTCAGTGAGCATGTGTGCATACCGTCTAGTACTCGATAAGTCCTTGTGGCCTAGCAGCAGCCCTACTGTGTACAGGTCTGCACCTTCATTGATTAACTCACTAGCTGTGCTGTGTCTTAAGTCATGAAGAGTGTAGTTATCTAGGCCGAGCTTCTTGCTTAACCTAGTGAAAGCCTGAGACAGATAGTTCTTAGACATACGTATAGGGAACTCTTTGAGATAAGGCTTGAGCTTCCTATGTATCGGTACGAATCTTAAGCTACCGTTCTTAGTATCGAATAGCTTAAATACATCACCGTCTATAGCTACCCTGAGAATCTCACTACGTCTCATGCCAGAGTAAAAGGCTGTAAAGATAACAGCTCTTATCTGCTTGTTACGAGTGCTTCTCGCTAGCTGTAGCATTTCCTTACGGGATGGATGCAGCACCCTTGCATTGTTTACCTTAGGGTACTGGACGTTAGTGCTAGGCTTAGATGCACCTAGCTTGTGATACTTATACGCATAGTTACAGGCACTCGTTAGAATGGCTATCTTTCTGCGCCTTGTTGCAGGCTTCACGGGCAGCTTGTTAATCTCAGCGCATACCTCAGATAGTTCATCAAGGAACTTGCCCTCGTAGAACTTGAACATAGCGCCTATCTCTTCCGTGTAGCTAGCTTTAGACTTAAGCTCATGGACTCTTCCCTCAAGGAATAAGAGTATCGCTTGCTCGATTGTTGGCCTTGAGTGAGTGACTCCTGTTACCTCAGCATACAGCCTAGCAGTTTCCTTCAAGTCGTAAGCGTGGGCTTGTGCTTGATTCCATGCTTTAGGAAGTAGCTTCGTAGTTCTGACACTCTTGCCGTTGATGATACGTTTAAACGAGAAGCAGTAAGCTCCTTTGGCCTTAACGAAATGGATAGACATGATTGCTTGTACTCCTCTACGGTCTCCAGTTCAAATCTAATACACCGCCCTATGCGGTAGTGCCTTATAGTTCCATTAGCAGCTAAGGCATACACTGCCCTAGTACTAATACCTAGTATTTCACTTACAGCGACAGCACTCAGCATTAGCGATAGCTAAAGATGTGTTCGTCAATCTTTTCTTGCAGGTCTGGCTCAGTAGGTGCAAATAGTCGAGTACCTTGCCATGTACCCTTGAATCGTTTAGCTCTATTGGACGTGATAATCTTCACGCACTTAAAGCCCTTGTATATTGTTGCCATGATATTTCCTTGTAGTGTGATAGATAAGTCTCTGTTTTCTCAATTTTCAAGTGCCCAGACATACAGATAAAATAGCACCGTGCATTAGTACTCCTAGTAAGTACTCCATAAGGCACAAGTGTATGCGGCACTTATACCCTACAGGCTACTTACTCAGCTCGCATCTCACTTAATGGCGCAGTGGCAGGTAGAGTTAGCATAACTTAAGCAGGTGCAGTCTCAGTGCTTACACCATACTGAGCATTTACCTTGACCATAATCTCAGGCAGCTTGCCTAGCAGCTCATGGTGCTGTAGCTCTGCTTCTTTAGACGTGAGGCGCTTAGGCTTAGACACAAACCAGCGCTCACTGTAATCTTGGAATACCATGTGAGACAGAAAGCCGTTCTCACGTTGATGGATGGACGCATAGCTCCCTAAGTACCCACTATGAGACTTGTACGTGCTGAGCTTGAGCACATAGCCTAACCCTAAGTCAAGCTCAGTATCAGCTCGCCAGCCGTGCAGCCCTTTACGTATTAACGTATCTTCGGCCTTGAGTGCAGGAGTTGCGAATTTAACAGTTAGACTACTCATAATATAAGCTCCGTGTGATAGATGGAATAGTACGGCTCTGTTGAGTGTACTCCATGAGATACCCAGACTAGGCCAGATACCCCACAGGCTACACACTACTGTAATCTTTACGTGTTACTCGATAGCAACAAGGCTTGCCTCCAGCACAGAGTCAGGAACACCTGAGCCTAGCCAGATATTTGCATACGATAGGTAATGCCACCATAGCCGTGACGTACCATCATTGAACTTGACCTCAATCTGCTTGTAAGGCATAGACATAGAGACTCCATCCCTTTGTGTGAGATAGTGAGTAGCACCGAACTGGCGCTTAAGCTCTTGGGCCTCTACCTTGCACTGCATAGCCCTTTGCAGCAGTTCTTGCTCTGTACTCATGACGCACCTATCCCTAGCTGCCACTTAGCTGTACCTAGTGCATCGTCTTTGTCATCTGTGAAGTAGTCAGAGTCAATCAAATGAAAGCCTGCCTTATAGAACTTGACTACGTACTCTTGGAGCAATGAACTCCAGTACACCTTAGCGGAGCTAGTACCTTTGACTAGCTCCCCGACTTTACGAGGAGCTGCCATGATTACACCTCTAATGTATCAACAGTTACAGCTACCTTAGCAGGCGCTTTTGTGGTGTCTTCCACGATTACCGCAGGAGCTACTTGCATGAGCTTGTCTAGTACTGAGCTGTCATCGAGCATACCTTCACCCTTAGCCTTTTGAAGGCGCTTGATAAGATTACGCACTAACTCCATTGCCTCTACAGGTGACGGAGGCGTGACTTCTTTGGTGTACTCCCAGAAAGGTGTGCTCAGTGCTGTAGCTTTAAGCACAAAGCCAGCGCTGCGCTTTTCTTTATTGATGCCCAGAGTTTTACCGTCCTCTTTAACCATGAAGCACCCTAGCTCCATGAGATACAAGTGTAGCGCCTTACCACGAGCCGATTTAGGCATAGCAGCGAGTAAAGTCTCAGCGTGGGCAGTACTCCCGTGTTCAAAACCATGAGATAAAGCACTCACGGCAGCTCTGTGTATGTCTTTATCCAAGCCCTTACCTCGTGAGGCAATACTCTTGATAAGTTTAGATAGCTCTGTGCTGTCTGAGATGATGATAGATGAAGGTGTTTTAGGTGTAGTCATGATAGATTCCTTTGTTAGTAGTGTGTTCGGCAGAGATACCGCACATAGAGACTAGACGTACTAATCCCTATGGACTGTACCTCTAGTGAAATAACGCCTTAACTGCATCTACTGCATTATTACGGGCAGCGATAGCCTTATGGCGTAACTCTCGCAATTCACAGGCTAAGTCATACTCAGCTTGAATTTGCGCTAACAAAGGATGGACTTGTGGCTGTAGATGTTTAGTCTCGCCAGTTGTCTTATTGAAGACGTGGACGTACCCACGCAATGCTGGTGTAGTGTTACTTCTTGCTTGATTTACAGTACTCATGATAGAATACCCTTTCGTAGTGTGATAGCTATGGAAAACGCACATATACATTTGCCGTGTATAGTGCGCTGTAAGATTAAAATACCTTACCTACTAAGCCCTCAAAGAGTTGCACAGTCTGGAGATTATGCAAAAAGAGAAGGCTTATGAGGTAAGGTACTTACAGCCAATTAAGGCGCAAGTACCCTACGAATTGTTAGTACACTTAAGTACAATTACTCTAGGCGTATCGTGACCATTAGAGCTTTAGGTCTGCCAGCTAATAAAGGCTTAGCCACTCCATCTAGTACTCAAGACGCAACTATCCTGCGTTGTCTTTCCTAGTCTTACTCCGAACTGTTAAAGAACTAAACTTCAAGCATTCATCCTGTATCAGGATTTAGGGCGTAGTAGTCAATTAAGATTATACTTCGCTTACTAGCCAGCTTTCCCGTAGTACTCGCTTTGTTTACTGCATGGTGTAACTATACTCTTTACTTCTCTTACTGTCAAGTACTATTTACTAGCTACTTGTTTACTTACTTTCTAGCTTACTTCGTGCTAGTGTTGCCATCTTACTTTATACTTAGTACTTTGTCAAGTAACATTTACTACTCGCTCATGTATCCAGTACTCAGCTACTCATGCCAGCCTTTCCACTTGCTACATGTAAACAGTTGCTTTCGTTTACTTCGTGTTACTTACTACAGTTCGCATACTACAGACTACATTGCTTACTGTCAAGTACTATTTATTACTACTTACTTATGCGCTTTCTTTCGTGTTGCTTAGTGCATGAGTAGAACTATACGTGAGTACTATTTATCAGTCAAGCTATATTTACATAGTTAGTACTATTTAGTTATCTGTTTATAGTACTTATGCAGTACTTTAGCATGTATGTGCTTGATTACTAACGCTTTTCTGCTGCTAGACCTATGAAAAACTCTAGTGTATAGGGCTTTAAATAGGGCTTGGGCGTGTTCTTCCTATAGCAAGACAGAAGTTTTAGCAGGCTAGCAATAGGCCAGTAAGGTAAAAGAGATATATGCCCGTGCTTGCTTGCGTGTGTTCTATCGTAGTCCAGCATAGCACTAAGCATGAGCACTGTAAGAGAACTAATCGAGCACATAAAGGAAGGCGCGAGTACATGCGCGTGTTTCATATCCGTGCGAGTACATGCGCGAGCACACGCGGAAGTAGAACACAGGCATGTGCGCGAACTATATCCGCGCGCGAGACTCACGGGGGAACTCACAGAGGCGCTAGGGTCGAGGTCACTCCACACAATCCTAGCGCTATTTTTGGTCTAATAAGGGAACTGCAAGTGTTCTTACGAGTAAGGCGTAGTACTACTAAGTACATGGGTCAAGCATGTACTACTGTCCACGTCTCCGTAAGAGCATCTGTTGTAACTTCTGGTACTGCAAAGGAGTAACTCTAGTACCGTCAGGCATAGCAATGGTCGCATCTCTAGGAACTGCTGCCATAGTCTGTCTGCTTACTAGCTCAATACCATCTTGTACTTCATCATGCGTAACACCGACTCCTGCTTCACTTAATGCCTTATGTGTCTGAGCGCTCACACCATCGCCCTGATAGCTTTTAATAGCTGCCTTAAAGTGTCCAACAAAGCCTTCGTTATCGCCTCCTAACCCTAAGGACTTCCCTAGCGTTTTTGTTATGTCTGGCATAATACCTCCAAATAATTAACTGCACTATATATTTACACTTTTGTTACAATTTTTTGATACTTTGTGCGATTCTGTAAGGTTCTTGTAAGGAATCTTATTGCGCTAAATATGAGACTTTCCACAAGAATCTGAGTGAGTAACCCAAATCCTTGCAGGAAGTGCCATAGGACGCATCTTTTGAATGCGCCTATACCATCATGTCACCTTATTGAAAAGATGTGATTGTAGGCTCAGCCAGCAATTCTACTAAGTAGCTCTCTACTGACACAGAAGCTGCTGCACCAGATGCTTTCTGAGTAGTGAATACCAAGTACACGTCTTTTGCTGTGTCGATAGTTTGTGGAGCTGGAGTCATTACAACACCTGCACCCTCAGCAGAAGCTAAGTTCACTGCCAAGTCATTACGGTTAGCCAGAGTTACCTCTAAGAAACCACCAGCCAGTGAAGTAAGGATAGCCTTACCCAACAGAGCACCAGTGATAACATCAGGAGTATTACCTGCACGTACTGAGATGTTCTTAACTACAGCATCGTTAGTTGCCAGAGCACGTAACTTAATACGTACAGCACCGTTCTTACCTAACATACCGCCAGGAATTTTGATTGAAGGGCCTACTTGCTCTTCGGTAGCTACTGCTGTACCAAACTTTTGTAAGTGGTCTTGCAAGAACTGAGGAGCGCCATTAGGACGAAATGTAAATTCACGAGTTGCCATGTTTATTTCCTTTAATTAAAGAGTAGTAAATCTGAGTAGAGCTATTTAAAGCTAGTTAGATGTAGTCAAGAGTAATCTTGAGCTGTGCTGCTGCAACTGCTGTAGCGTCTGTATCTGCTGCCAGACCTGTAGTAGCAATAGCAATACCTAAGGTAAAGCGAGAGCCGAGCACACCTACGTCAATGTCTGCGTAAGCACCTGCTGCGATTGGTAGTACCATTACAGGTACGTCCGTTGCTAGAACAGGGGCTGTGGCTTTGTTGTACAGCTTGAGGTACGCTACTGCTGCACCTGCATTGAATGCACGAGCACCGTATAGAGTGCCTGCTGTTGCTTTAACTGCTACAAGGTTATTAGTCGCTGCTGAGTTCAGAGCGTACTGCGTAGGAGTTGCAGGAGTGTTAGTTACACCGCCAGATACAGCAGAAGTACCTACGATATTTACCTGAGGATTAGGGTCTTGGGCAATAGCATTAAATACTACTTTCCATACCTGAGTACCTGATGTGTATGATGTACTTCTAACCCTAAACCAGCGAGCACCTGAGACATACGCCTCCCAGTAGTATGCTGGAGCTGCTGCTAACACACCTGTAGATTGGTCAGCAAGACTCATGTTATTGCGAGCAGCTAGTACAGGAATCCATGTACCGTCAGTGCCTGTAGTACTATCAAACGATACCTCGAAGTTACAGTTAATACCTGCGAATGTGCCTGCACAGTGCAGAGCTACACCTGTATTAGAGTTCACTTTAAACGCCAAAGACTGCGCGTTGGCTGTGATGGCACCTGAGAACTCTTGCACCTCAGGCGTGATTTGTTGTGACATAGATTTCCTTTACTTTGCGTAGAACACGCGCTTACCAGAGGCAGGCGGTACACTCTGCAAGTGACACCATGTAGGTGTATCTCTTGGGTGTTCCATCCATAAACCTAGCTCTTCGAGTACAGATAGGTGAGCCATGCACCAACGCTGTAGAGCTTTATCAGCATCTTCAACGTCAACAGCTTGGCCCTTCATGTGCTTGCTCTTAGGAGCTGCACCAGCTAAGGCTGCGTTAATAGCACTGGGTCTCCAGCCACTATTAGCGTCACCATCTGTATTTCTATCATCCAGCGCAGCACGGGCTAGTAAGAGATTAACCTTACGAATAACCTCTGCTGCGTTTGCCTTGATTTCTGTAGTAAGCTCCTTAGCGTACTTAACGTCACGCCCTTGCCAGAACTTAGCTAAAGTTATCATTTAGGTTTTGCTGTACGTGTAGATGTTGTAGTAGTTTCAGCTACAGGCTCTACAGGAGTAGCCACAGGCTCAGCAACTACTTCTGTTACCTCTGCTGTTTCTGCGGTAATTTCTGCTGCCAGAGCTGCATCTTCGGCAGTTTCTTCAAGCATATCTGTCGTCAAAGGCACTGCTTCGGCTACAGTGGCCTCAGGAGCTGCTACAAGCGACTTAGGCTCTTCGGTGAGGTCATCATCAAGGGGCACAAGAGAAAGTGGCTCTACGGGCGTTTCTGTAGGTGTAATTTCTGGAACTACAACCTCAGGAGCTACGTCAACGGGGATACCTTCATTTACTTGGTGCTCATGCAATGATTCGCGCACGTTGCCTTCAAGTTGAACTAAAGCCCAAGATAACAAAGCGTGTAGAGCTTCAAAAGTACTTTGCTGCATACTAGCTTGATTGAGCTTGTAAATCAGTGGGCGTGATACATCTGTTACTGAACCATATACATCTGATGGTGCGTCTATTGCTGATACGTGCATACTATCTCCTCATAAGTCTTTGAACCGAAGGTGCAATGCGATTGGTAGGTCTACCTCTGTCACCGCGCCCTAGTGGGTCTTTCATCCAGTTCTGCTCTTCACGTTCTGTTCGCTTACGTTCCTCTTCGTTTGCATCTCGTGCAAGCTTATCTGCGAAGTAACGAACAGCACCGTATAGGCCGTCCACTCGGTCATCTTTAAGTAATGAACCTGTAGTCCTAGTAATGTGAGCTATCTGGAAGAATAGTTGAAATACTTTGCGCTTATCCATCGGGTACTTCTGTACTGACTTAACGTCAGCCTCTAAGCAGTCGATGTTAAACACTAATCTGTGTTTACCTAAGATAGGTTCTAAGGTATCGCAGATACGTTGCTCTTTCTTACCTGTAACGTACTCACTGTCCTCGACACCAATAGTCAAGCCTTCTTTCTGGCACTCAGCGCGAAGCACTGGGAGCATCACGTTCTTCATAGCACCATGACCTAAGTTAGGTTCGATAAGTACCATGTCTACGTTATACGCACAGGCTGTCTTGGATAGACTCTCCATCATCGGTAGCTCGTAGCCACCTTTAACAGCACCTGCTGCTAAGATGAAGATGTAACCTGCTAAGAAGGCTGCAACTACCCATGCGGTCTCGTCACCGTTAGCACCACCACCAGCAGGGTCGATGAACATAATCTTTGATTCGTACTCTCTGAGTTCATCAGAGCCAATCAAGGGCTTGTACATCTCTGTGCCGTGCACAGCACTTTCACTTGGTACTGCCACAAGCTGTTGAGGGCTAGGCATCCAGATAAGGTTCGTGTGTGCGTGGGTGAGGCTTAAGTTCATGAACAGAGCGTTCTTGAGTTTAAGTGGGTACTTGTCTTCGTCACTGAGGTCAGTGATAAGCATGTGCTGTAGCAGGAAGTAGCTTCGAGCTTGGTCAATCTCTTTCTTAGTGAGCGCAGCTTCGCTCATAAGTTTAGGGTCTGTAGGCTTACCGTCCTTACCTGTAGGGCCACCACCTGTACCTAAACTAGGGTCTGCGTCTAAACGCTTAGCCAGCATAGGAGCTAGGAATGCACCGTACTTAGCACGTTGAGTTGGGTTAGGGTAACGTCCAGGCCAGATACGTAAAGTAAAGCCACGTGCAGGAAGAGTTCCATAAATACTATCTACAGACTGAGGTGTACCTAAGTACACAATGTCACCTGTGGAGTTAATAGATGTGAAGTCTTTTGTGAGGTGCAATAAGCGCTCACGCATAAGTGCAGTCTGACTGTTTTTAGCTGACTCAATATCGTCTGCAATAAGCAAGTCTGCACGTTTACCCTGCAAGTTACCTGTAATACCAATACTCGTTAATGATGCAGACTTATCTACACCCTTAAGGCTATGGTGAAGGTCATACCCTTCGTTACTTGTCTGGTCGCCAGCGTTCTTATCTGGGCGCATACATTCAAGTACGTCCATTGTCTCGATGATACGGATACACAAACGAGCAATGTCTGAGGCTAAGTCACCGCCTGCTGATAGGATAAGGACGCGAAGACTAGGCGTATGTAGTAAGCGCCATACCGCATAGATTGCAGTAATGGTGCTCTTAGCCTGTCCTCGCTGTGCCTCTACCATCTTATACGATGGGCCGAACTCTAGGAACTCTGCAATATCTTCTTGAAGCTCGGTAACATCAAACCCCAACAGCGCCATAGCGTCATGCAGGAAGTCTAGGAAGTGTTTGTAGTGTTCTTGTACGAGTTCTAACTTAGCCCATCGTATTTGCGCTAGTGCGCTACTTTCTCTTGAGGCCATTGAATATCCTCTTTAGATGGGATTGGTAGTTTAGTCTTGGCCTTATTAGCCAACTGTGATTTAAGAGCTGTTACAGCGTCTTCTGTCTCAGGGATAGCAACAATGTCATTGTCCTTGAGGAACTTAGCGATAGCCGTGAATAGCGCAGGGTTCGTTGCTTTAAAGCTCGTAACCTCGCCTGTCTCAGGGTCTTCAAAGCTTTCGCCATCAAGTGCCTCTAACATAACCTGTGCTAGCTTCTCGTGAAGAGAGCCTAAGACCGAGCTTGATGCGCGGTTAGTTTTAGCCATTGGTTGTTCCTGTAAATCTATTAACCATGCGTTCAACACCAGAAGTACCAACGCTAGCTAAAGCTGCGCCAATGCCCATCTGAGCGTAGAACCCTAAGTCTGGCATCCATGCAAGGATTGCAGCAGCAGCAAGGCCTAAGCCTCCACTGACAAGCGCACGTCCTGCTACCAGCCGTGTAGTCATTGTTTCCTTTGATGCAAGCAGTTGCCCGACACCTATTGCTGCCCCAATGAGGACTAAGCCTCCAGCAGCAGATAATTCTTTATTTAAGTCCATGTGTCACCATTCATATCTTGCACCGATACCTATGTAGGCATCTTGGTGTCCTGCACGGTTTACATCTACAGCAGCTATCGCACCGAAGGTGAGAGATTTCACTGTAAACAAATCTTGTGTAGCTTGAATCCTGAGCGTAGGCTCTGCATTCTTAAAGCCGACATACGCACCGACATTACCTGTGTGTTCTGGAGAAAACCATTTAAGAGGTTTAGTCTCCACGTACTGAGTAGACTCACCTGTTTCTGTATCTAGTACAGTAGTAACAGTGCGTTCATACTTAGACTTAGGTAAGTCAGTAGCAGTAAGTACAACTTTAGCTACGTTCTCCTGCACAGCCTTTGGTAAGCCTAAGGTCTTTTTCACGCTAGGCGCGTAGACCTTTGCAGGAGTTGTAATCTGTGTTGTGGATACGTTATGTAGCACTTCGGAGGGCGCTACTTCAATAGCTTGCGGTTGTGCTGACTTAAGCAGCCACATACCTAACCCTCCTAGTACTACCACAATTCCTAATACACACGCCTTGTATTGAAGGCATCTATCAATCTTGTTAATCATAAGTCTCTCCGTGCACGTAGCACTTCATCTGATACAGGTGCAGGCTTAGGGAACATAGCTTTAACTTCTAAGCATCTGTCGATATAGCGTTGCATCTGGTCAGAGTCGCCTTTAACCATACCGTCAATGAACTCGTTGATAGTCGGGTAACTTGCGGCACGTAGCTCGATGTAAGTAGGTACTGGGTACTCAGGCTTACCCTTGCACATAGCATGTACTTCATCAACACCAGCAGGCTTAGCATTAACTTGCTCAATACGTTCTAACTGCCATGTAGGTACAAGGCCTGCCACGTAGTTGAGTAGAGCATCACCTGAGATGTACTTACCGCCTTCGATAGGCACATCTATAGAGAACGAGCCGAAGCCATGCAGAGTTACCTGTAACTGGCCTGTAGCATCATTAAAAAAGTCAAACGTAAAATTCATTAAAGAGTTACCCCAAAGATTGTTCCAACAGTCACATACGTTATAAATGAGTTACCAGAGAGCGCTGCTCCTCCGATACCAGCAGCTACAGGAGAGCCTGTCTTGTACCCTTGCCCACTTGCAGTATTACCGCCAGAACTTACTGCGCCTGCTGAGGCATAGCCACCGCCAGCACCACCGTTCTCGCCTGCTATACTCCATGTAGAGAAATCCCAAATAAACGTACCGCTTGCACCATTACCACCGTTTCCAGCAGCAGTGAATGTGCTAGTACCTCCGGTGCCTCCAGTAGTAGCACCGTAGCTAGGGTTAGCCCAACTAGAACCAACACCTCCAGAGTTCACACCAATACCTGCACCACCGCCACCGCCAGTACATCTAAACGTGCCATCAGCAGCAGTATCTACACGCATAGTCCTGCCACCAGCACCTCCACCGCCACCTCCAGCAATAGTGCCGTTGTTAGTGAGCGTACATGGTAGACCTACGAGTAAAGCAGGGCCTGCAAAGCCTCCAGCCTCAGGGCTAGCGTCAACTACAGAACCGTTGCCACCTTTACCGCCCTTACCTAGAATCTTGCCGTTATTGATTAGAGTTAGCGTAGAGCCTTCTGCATAGGTCGAGCCTGTGTCGAAAGCGTATGATGTTGTAGTAGCTGAGGATACAATCGCACCAGAGGCAATAGTTACTGTAGCTTGTACGATAGCTGTGCCATCCCATCCTGCTGCAACTAATGCGTTGTACATGTTGTAGTTATAGATAGTGCCTGTGATAGTTGCTGAGAACACAAAGGTTACTAGACCTTTATGCACACGCTTCCATGCACCGTCTGCCTTAACATAAATATCAGGCACGGGCTTCCAGACACCGCCTTCTTTAAACCACACGTTCTTAATGAGCTTGTAGTCTCCAGAGACTTTAGAGTGAATAGGCATTAGACCTCCCGTTTAAACCAGAAGTCACCGTTCACACCTTGAGCAGGGTCAGGGTCTGTAGTTGCTACGAACTTAGCTGAGCCGTTCCAACGCAGTGCACCTGCATTGACAATATCTTGTGCTGTCTCTGCGTAGTGCTTTGCGCTGTACTTACCTGCAACTACTGTAGAGTTCTTTGCTTTGTTAGCGTAGTCGTCTGCAAGAGTAGCTGAGGCTGTAGCTGAGCTAGCTGAGGATACTGCTGTGTTCTTAGAGCTTACAGCAAGGTCTTTAGCACTCACCGCAATGTCACGGGCAGCTATCGCTGCATCACGTGCTGCAATGGCTGCGTCTCTCGCTGCCTCTGCCACTGCTGACGGGTTAGCTACTGCTGCACCAGCCGAAGCAATGTCAGCCCAGTAATGAGCATCTGTGACAGCTTGGCTTGTTGTTACGATGGCTGCGTTCACAATAGTTGTTGCGTTACTGATGACAGCAGCCACGTCTGAGCTAAGTGTATCTAAGTCCAGAGAGATAGAGTTCACTAAGTCAGATGCAGCTACTGCTGTGTCATACGCTGCTTGCGCTTGTTCCATAGCATGTACAGAACTTGTGCGTAGGTTGTCATACGATAGCTCAGCACCGCTTAGCCAATCGACTAGCAGTGTGTCTAATGAAATGTCTTTGTAGATACGTACAGAAGCACCGCTAGGCGCTGGAGTATCTAGTAGAACTGCTGTACCAGAAGGTTGAGCTTCTGATGGAGTTCCCGTAAATGTAAATGAGAGATACGTCTGAATGCCAAAGGCATCTGTCAGTTGCACTTTAACCGTGCTTGCTTTCAGATAGTTGAACCCTATGGCAAAAGGGCCTGCTGTACCGTCTCCAGTAAGTAGACGCTCTGTATATGCCATAAGGCTCTCCTAAAAGTTATACACGATAGATTACGAATGTATTTGCTGCTGTCTTACGTAAGCAGAAGTTAGCACTAGAGTTAGCTGCACACGTCAAGCTTCCGATGTTAGTTACACCTGCTGCTACAGCAATGGTTACTGCAAAAGCTGTAGTCACGATTACTGTAAAGTTAATACTCGTGTTTACCGCCATGTTAGTAGCCAGACCTTCCATGACCGTACCTGTCGGCAATGTCAGAGTAATGGCTGCTGCTGGAGCACATTGAATGATACGAGACTGTATCTGAGCAATAGTCAAGGTAGCTGCTGTACTCTGTACTGAGTGAGCACCTAAGTACTCTACAGTGTTACCTGTAGTAGTTAAGCGCCACATCTCTACTGGAGCTGCTGCGCCTAGAGTCAAAGCAATATCACCACTTGAGGTTGTATTAACCTGTGCAAAGTTAGTAGCACTTACGTAGTACAAGTACAAAGGCTGCGAAGCGCTACCACCACCAAGTACTACTGCACCTGTCTGGTCGATACGCATACGCTCAGTACCGCCTGCTGTCTGGAAAGAGATAGGAAGTGCTGTACCTGTACCTAAAGCATCTGCACGAATAAAAGCATTAGTTGAACTAGACCCGAAGTTTAGCCGTCCTGCGTTACCTGCATCACTTGAGTTGTGCATGATGAACTGTGTTAAATTACCAGTACCATTAGCAATAACTCCTAATGACGTAGTGCCGTTAGCCACATTAGTCTGGAATGCTAGCCTGTTACTCTGAGTACCATTAGAGAAGTCACCTAAGATTCTAGGGCCTGCTCCAGATGCAAAAGTAAGGTTAGTTGGCACTGTAGCAATCTGCGCCAGAGCTGCACTAGCTGCTGCATCATTCTTATAGGTAAGTGTTGTATTGCGATACCCAAGAGCTTCAAGTGCACTAGCTGCTGCTTCTGTTTTACTAACGAGAGCTGCTGCTGCATATACGCCAGCGTTATAAGCGCTAGCACCTGCTGCTGCTACTAAGTCAGTAAGCTCTGCCAGAGGTGTTAATGCCTTCTTGCCTATATCCCAAGCAGTCTGCGCCATCTCCATAAGATTGCGAGTAGTCTTGCGTAAGTTCTTCTGAGTAATCTCTGCGCCTTGATTCCATACGAGCGCTGGAGTATCCATGTCAATAGTCTTGACAATAGTAAGAACATAGCCTGAGGCTACGGCTGCTGATAAGTTAATTGTACTTCCGCTAGGCTTGTCATCACTGACTGTACCTGCGAATGTGAATGTAATAGGTAGAGGGTTTGATACACCATCTAAGTCATAGCGAGTTACGCTAATTGTGCTTCCATCAAGATAGTTAAAGCTGATTGGGAACGGCCCTGTTGTACCATCTGACGGAAGGCTATATTGAGTGTACATAGTCGTTCCAATGTATAAAGTTATCCTATAGGAAGACAGAACTTTTGAGAGTTCTGCTCCTACGGATTAGTTGAATTACTCGTTGTCGTCTACGATAGCGTTGAGGCCAAGAGCTACAGGGAAGCTATTACCTAAGGCTGATTGAACTAAGTGTCTAGTCTTCTTAGAAGTCCAATCTGCATCACCTACAGTAGAGCTACCTATGTTGTCCACGTCTTGAGCAAGACGGGCTAAAGGGCTAAGTCCAGGAATTATTGCAGTCAAGGCATTACCACTAGAGCGAATAGCTCCTGCCTCACCTGCTTCTGCATTCCAACTAGCAAGCGGTCTTATCAGTTCTGGCCCTATAGAGCCTAGAGCCATGTACCCTACAGCACCTGAGATTAGTGAATCGCCACTGAGTCTGTCCTCTAGGAACTGTTCTCTGTCTTCACGTCCTGCTGCCATTACGTACATCTTAGCTGTGTAACCCATAGTACTGAATGCCAGCCCATTAACTACTGACATAGCTGCCACTGCGTCACCTATCTGGACGTTACGCACGAGTTGCTTATTGAAAGCTTTTACTGAGTAGCCTCTGAGACTAAGCAGCATACGCCCCATATCTTTCTGCATCCAAGAGGCGGTCTCACCTGCGAAGTCTCGCTGGATAAGCTGCCCACTTAGGCGCTCGATGTTACGCATGAAGTGGTCTGCGTTGTCTCTGCTCCACTTCCCGTCCTGCAAGTCGAACAGCTCACCATCCTTGTACACTGCATGTGCATCTAGCTCACGCTTAATAGCCTTCATACTGTGCTCGTCAAAGCCTGCATCAGCTAAGCGCTTACTCAGCACTCCAGCCTTAATCTCTTTAGCGAATACACGTGTACCTTCGATTGCTGCTACCTTCAACTGCGTTTCCATCATTTGGTGCATGAAGCTCACGAAGCCGTTGATATGCTGCCCTGCCTTCATCAAACGGTCTGCCATACGTGAGGTCTCACCGTGCGCGTTTAATCGCTCCATAACGTCTGTCATAGGTCTGTGGGTACGCCAGAGTTCACCTACTGGGCCGTTCCATGCTTCTACGCTCTTTAACAGCTTAGCATCTTCTGCACTTACTAAACCCTTACGAGCACCTACCAGCACCTTAGCGAACATAGGGATAGCTTTGAGAGCTGCACCTACACCTAGACGTGCTACAGACATACTTGACTCGGTAGCCTGCGCCACACCTACTTGACCTAAAGTTTGCAGAGGGTTCAAGTTAGACATGAACTGTGTGAACTTATTAGTACCTTGACCTTCCAGAGGCCTACCTAGCATGTTGCTGTACATATCGCGCAGTAGTTGAATATCTTTCGTTACCTCTTCGGAGTTACCCTTGTGGCTATTCTTAACTGCATTGATTACATGCTCGAAGTCGTTGTCATTACTGATACCTTGACGAGCTAAAGCGATACGGCCTGACATTTCCTCAGCGTAACTGGAGGTAAGTCTATTTAAGTCGTTATCGAAGTAGTCTAAGAAGTTGATGCCTGTCTTAACGTCTGGCGTTGCAATGTCTACGTCCATACGGCCTTTGAGTCGGCTGCTGCCTGAGTTAGCACCTAAGCGCTTATCAATCAGACTGAACGTGTGCTCTAGGTCTACGTAGTCCATACCTTTAGATTCAAGGATAGACTTAATCTCGTCACGTGCTGCTCTATCCATGACACCGATTGTAGTACCTGTAACTTTAGCACTACGGTCTAGCGCTTTCTCAATGACACCTGTAGCAATAGTTCTAGCTTTGTCTTCTGTGATAGGTTTGATACGGTCTAGCTCAGCCTTACGCATAGCTGCATCTAGTGCACCATCTGCCTTAATCTCAGCAATGAGCTTCTGCTGCATAGCATGGAATGCCTCGAAGTATCTACGGCTCAGTGCGTCCTTGAACTTATTGAAGCCTTCTTTACCTTCGGCTGCTGCCATGTCACGTAGAGCGTCTCCACTTAAGCGCCTTGACACATAGCCTCGACTCACTGGACTCAAGCCCTCAGCGCCTAGCACGTTATGCTCTTTCATGAAGTCAAGCGCTACCTGATTGCCTCTGTCTAGTGCATCGGCTGCGCGTTTAATCTCAGGGTCTACCTTAGCCCAACGAGCCTCGTCCAGACCTTTGATTTCTTCTGGTGACAGGTCTTTAGTATTCCACCTGTGCTCCATCTCTTCACGTAGCAGACGGTTGAAGCCAATCTCGTTACGGCCTGTCATCTGAGCTACAAAGCCACCCTGCCCAGTACGCTTAAGCCATGACTTGTACTCGTCATGAATAGCTGAGAAGTGATTACGCATCATGTTGCTATAGCGAGACTTATCATAGGCAGTACCTTTCTCAATCTGACGAAAGATACCTGTAGGGTCTGCACCTAACTTAAGCGCATACGTGCGTACTACCTCAGACTTAGACTGCAAGCCTCGTAGTGTATTACTTGTGAATGCTGATACTTTACCTACCGTAGAGTTAAGCCAATCGAACTTCTCTTGGCCTATCAAGTCTTTGTTAGCCTTGTCTTCCAGCTTAGCTGTCTCAAGCACATCATTTACAGCATCACTCTTGCTCTCGATGATAACGTCATTCACAGCATCTTTACGGGTCTTGTTAGCAGCAGCGCCTGCGTCTACTATAGCTTCATCTGCAACAGGGTCTGGCTTAGGTGCAGGGTAAGACTCTGGAGGAAAGATACGTGTCTCAGGCTCTACTACCTTAGCTTTACCAGACTGCAACTCATTAGCCTTAGATTCGCTGAATGTACCTAACTCTTTACGTGCCTGATTGATTAAAAGCTCAGACTCAGATACCACAGGGTCAAAGGCTGACTTTGGTACAAAGGCTGCGCCTAAGCCGAAGTGCAAAGCTCCTGCAATAGCCATAGTACTAGCTACAGATTCTTTGTCGTACACATAGCCTACTTCGCTGTTCTGTGTAGCAGCTTCGATACCGCCATAGACACTTCCCTCAGCTAAAGCACCTCCTGCTAGAGCGCCTACCTTGCCTACCTTAAATGCACGAGCGCCTACTTGAGCTGCCTTAAGCACCGCACCACCTGATAGCAGGCCGATAGGGTCAAGCAGCAGACCGAGACTAGAGCCTACGAAGCTCTGGCTTTGCAGCTCCTCAGTCTTCATCTTCTCGTCTAAAGTCTGCACTAGGTTATCGTACTGCGACTTATTCTTAGTGTTCTCTAGCGCATCCCAGAACTCCATGCCGTAAGTACTACGGAAGTTCTCACGAACAGCACCAGCATCCCACTTAGGGTCTAGGTCAGCGTTAGCTGTTTCTCTAGTTACTGCTTCGTAAATGTCTCGTGAGTAACCACCAACGCTTGATGTAAACGCATCCAGTACAGGACGCGCATTAGCATTGGCAGCAGACTCCTCTAAGGTATCTTGAGTCGAAGCCTTAACTACCTGCTCTACTTCTGCCTGTGATTGCACTGGCTTGATAGGTGCTGACTTAGCAGTTACATCTGCCTCTAAGCGTCTACTTCCTGATACACGTTTCGACAGCTTAGATTGTTTAGGTACTGCGTATGAACCCTCGCTACCGAAAGAGTAGTCTTCTTCCATATTTATTTCCTTAGTTATAGTGGGTACACTTGGTCGTCACTTGCATTACCAAACCCACCTTTAGGTTTAACTTTCTTCTGAGCCTCTTCCAAAGCCTTAGTATTGTTAGCTAAGCCCTTAATAGCCTTGTAGTCCAGTGGACGTGCTTGACTCCAGATGTATGCACCATCACGGTTCTGAGGTACTACTACATGCGTCTGGGTTCTAGGGTCGAAGTCGATTGCATAGCTATAGTCATACGGTAAGGTAGACTTGATGTATGTATCTGTTAGCTTAGATACAGTCGTGTTATTACGAATGCCGATACGAGTACCGATACGGAACTGCTGAGGCACACCTAGTACACGTGTGTCACCTACGAACTCTGAGTGTGTATTCAAGCTAGCTAGAGCTTGACGTACTGCCTCTTTAGGTTCTTGTGCATGACGTGATTCCATGTTGCGTACAGCCTCTTGACGTACCCATCCAGTAACAGCCAGACTGTCGATACCTGCTGACTTGATAGCATCCTTAACATCACCTGACTTCATGGCGTTGTCTAAGTCCTTAGCTACGTAAGTTACAGCTACAGACTTATCTTTACCGAAAGAGGACTCCCATGCACCCATCACATCACCTGTAGTAGCTACAGCGTCTAGGTAGATGTTCAAGTCTTTACGTAGGCCTTCGTCCTTAATGTACTCAGCAACACCGTCACGTGGCAGGCTTGCTGATAGGTTGTCAATCAATGCCATAGCCTTGCCGATACGTTCTGCATTAGCATTAGGCTTGCCCTTAACTTCAACAAGGCCTGTAGAGCTTACGCCTGAGGTCATACGCAGCAGTTGAGTGACTCGGCCCTGTGTGGCTTCATCTACTACTTGCAGCTTATATGCCAGACCTTCTACAGACTTCAAGCCATTTAGGTCTAGCCATGCCTGACGCTCTTGCTCAGATAAAGACATGAGCTGATTCTTCTGGCGAATGAAAGCCTTGTTCCTGTCCTCTGGTGTAGGAGCTATACGCCCTGAGTTACCATCAGCAGTAGTAAGCAGCACTTCGCCTGTAGGGTTGTCACCTAGAGCATTGTTCAGAATGCCTACCATGAACTTGTCTTCTTCCTGCTCGTCTACCATACGTGCAGCAGTTACAGCAGACAGGCGCTCATTCTTACGAGCCTGTGCCTTCAAGTACTCGTCTACGTTACCTTTAGCTTTCGCGTACCATGCCTTAATAGCAGTGTCATCCTTGAAGTTATCTGGAGGCGTAATACCTGCCTTGATATACATACCTTGAACTTCACTAGCCTTACGGAGCACATTGAATGCGTCCTTCGTGTCAGTAGCATTGAACACCATGTCGAAGAGCTTATCCTCCTCACCCATGAAGTTCATCTGGTTGTGGCTATCGTTCTCACGCTTACCTTGCTCTCGTGCATCATCAAGCTTCACACGCTCAGCAGCAGGCATACGTGCATACAGCCCTGAGTCTCTAATAGCTTGATACACACCTGTATGCCCTAGCTTCAACGCAGGGATAGCAGTCTCAATCTTAGAAGTAATCCACTTAGCTTCGTCTACATTTAGAGGACGTGAGGCAGGGTCGAAGTCACTTACTACTCGTTGATATGCTGCCTTAGTTGCAGGTAGCATCAGGTCTGGAGGAGTACCCTCCACGAAGGTAGCTTTAGGGTCTTGCGACTCAGCCTTAACTACTGACTGTAAACCTTCAATGCCAGCGACTGTTGCGTTCACTGAGTTCATGTACGCATTGCGTGAGTTATACTCTAAATGCTTAGTCAAGTGCGTAGCTATTAAGCCCTGCCCTTTAACAATCATCTGAGGCATGAACACAGAGTCTACTTGCTCGTTACCTGTACGCTGTGCTGCAATCTGCGCCTGTACGTTTTCACGGTAGGTATCTGGGTCAATATCTGCATCCTGCCCATTAGCTAGCCGTGCAAGGTTAGTATCAAATAACTTTCCTGCGCCTACACGACTTGCCATCTCTACTGCACCTTCTGCTGTAGCACCTGCACCTAGAATCTGCATGTAGTACGGCTGGTCTTCGAGAATGTTTTGTAGCTCTTCCTTTTGAGTTCCTGCAAGGGAGGCCTGTAGAATTTTATCCTGCCCTTCGTAGAACTCCTTTTTCATCTGCGCCTTAACAGCAGCGCCAGCGATAGTCTTACCGATATTCAGTAAGCCCGTCACTGCGCTATTCTCTTGAGTAAGCATAGGAGCTACACTTCGCACTGCACTTACAGCAGTGCTGACTCTACCCAGATTTAATTGGGTAGGTGTGTTAATGTCAGCCATTGTTTATTCCTTAGTCATAGCCTGCGCTGATACCTGCGCTCTGCATAAAGTTATTAGAGATTTCTTGCGTTGCTGATTTAGCTGAGAAGCTATCCCATGCACCTAGAGCATCTCTAAGTCCATAGGTAGAGCTAAAGTAGTTGGCAGCTCCGTTCAAGATAGCCCCGAATGCAGATGGTGCACGTTGAGTACTTGATGATTGACCTGCTGTAGCTGCCAGAGCAACTTCCTCGCGTTGCAGCTTGTTACTTACTAGCTCAGATACCAGAGACTGAATAACATTGCCCTCAGCCTGATTCTGCTTCTTGGCAAACGTGTTAAGTACTGTGTCGTAGCTACCCTTGCCGATACCTAGCGCAGCACCTTGAACACGCGCCATAGCTGCTGCCTCATTGCCTTGATTGTCAATGCCTTGCAGAGCTACGGTAGCCTCTGTACGCGCACGAAGAGTATTGGTGTCAATAGCAACACCTTGCATCTTTGCTCGCTTAGCATTCATCTTGTCATTGTAGGCAGCTTGCTTCTTACTGTAGGCTGCTTGCGCTGAGCCTGCTGCATACTGGTTCATAGCACCATACGCAGCACTTGCGATTGATAAACCTAAAGCCCAACACATAGGGCCTCCTTTCGTTACATTGTTGCGCCACGCTTGAAGAACTGCCCTGTCCAGTCGATAGAACTCAGGACTAGCGGATAGTGGTCGTAGCTTTGGATTGAGACATGAGCACTTGACTCGGCTGAACCTACTGGGAACATGAAGAACCCTTCGCGTACATAAGCCTCACCTACTAAAGAGTCAGGTGCACTTACAATACGTGCCGAATGGTTGTACTCCCCACTGCGGTACTTATCTGATACTGTTACGGTAAACTGTGCAGCTACTGTGTAGTTCACGCGCATCTGCCCTACAACTAACTTGCCTGTGTTACTAATCTTACCGTCATACGTCTTCGGCAGAGGCATAGTAGGGTCGAACTTCACGTCATACGGAACACCCTGCATGTAAGACCTTGTAGAGTCTAGGCCATACGCAGCTACTTTAAAGTTCACCTCGTCTGTAGGCACACTTGTCACAGTAGTACCTGTCTCAGCTAAGTCAGATGTGTTGTCTACTAAGATAGAGTCACCACCTGAGTACACGCCTCTACCGATAGGCCCTGTGCGAACAGACTCTGTAACACCTGTCATGTCTTCCCAGAAGTCTAGGTAGCGGTGACGCTCAGTACCTGTATAACCTACACGGTCAAGGTCTAGCTCACCTACTGTCGTGATGTACTTAGTGCCTAGTGCTTTACTGAACAGCATACGTACACGTGTGTTACGCACTGAGATGCACTTAAGCACCATATCTGACGGGAACTTGAAGTCGAACCATGCACTAAGTACTCGCTCACCTTGATTGAACAAAGTACGGTAGCCATAGAGCACCCCAGTACTTGAGAGTACAAATAAGATGTTTAGCTTAGTACTTGCTGTAAGGCTTGCAATGTCACTAGGGATATAGCCATCTACGTGAGATGACACAGGATACGCATACGTACTATCTACCGTGTCACTTGGTTGAATAGCCAGAATGTCAGCGTTCTTATCAGATGCACTTGAGAAGTACACTAAGTTACCGAATGACACTGGAGGTACGCTAGGGTTAGACTCGAAAGATGAAGTCTTAAGTAATGCACCGTTAGTCGGAGTGATACCTGTACGGCCTACGATTGCATAGTGCGTCTTAGTACCAATAACAATTAAGTTCTTATCCAGTAACGCTGCACCTACCAGAGTATCGGTAGCATCGAAGGTTGAGGTCAGGTTAATCGGGTCAGTCGCTAAGTCATCAAGTACTGACTCTCGATAGAAGTTCAAGTAGTCACCTGTACGGCTCATTGATACTGCACCTTTAGACAGAATTACTAGCCTGTCTTGGAATATGCCCATCCATGAGATAGTAGAGCCTACGAAGAACGGGTCTGGGGAACTCTCGTCACTACCTGCTGTACGTTTTCCCCATGTTAGAGGTGTGATTACAGTACTTGTTGCTGCCAGAATCTGTGCTGCGATATACGTGCCTGAGCCTACATACGCTACACCTTGATACACATAAAGCAAGCTAGGAAGAGTACTTTCAGTTAGGATACCTCCAGAGCTATAGCCAGTACTAATGTAACTCTGGCTTGTCTCTACCCAACGTCCCGGCCTCAGCTTGTTAGTATCCAAAGAAGGAGTACCAGAGACAGAGCCACCTTGAGTGTGCTCAAAGCGTAGGAAATAGTTACCTGTACGTCTGTTAGCCTTACCAATCTCAATTACATGGCCTTGTACACCTACGCTAGGCAATGTATTAGACACTGCTGCGAAGCGGTCTGACATAACCATACGGGTGTTATAGAAGCCATCGTCAGCGTACATAGCTGCTGCCTCGTCAATCGCTGAGAAGCTCAAGAAGATAGCAATAGACGCACCTTGCTGCTGTACTGCGCGGATATACCCAGAACCAATAGCTGCACCAATAGCAGTCTGTAGCTGTGTGTACAACTGCCCTGCAATATACGCAGGCTGTGCATTCACACTGTCTGTACCTGTAGCACCGTTAGGTACTGTGTACGTAGCAAGCACTGAGCTGTCACTACGCTTAATTGCATAGATACCAGAGTACGCACCTTGCCTAATCTCAACTACAACTACACGGTTTACTGCTGCTGATGTTGAGTACGCATTAGATGTATAGGCACTTGAAAAGATACCTGAGAGCTGCTGCTGTGTTGCTGTAGGAACTGCTGCACCTGAGAGTAATGTGTACTCACCGATGTTTACGTTAGCCTTAATACCGCCTGAGAAGTACCCGTATGTGCTTGGGTCTTGTACTACAGGCAGAGCAGCACCTGTAGCTAAGTCGCGGATAATTACACGCCCATCATAAGTACCTACAGCAAACTCACCTGACTCTGTAGATACTGCACGAAAGCCCATATCAAGGCCTAGTGTAGAAGATGGGAGGTCTGTGTAAATACTCTGCACATGCTTAACTCCTGGCCTTTTAACTGCACCCTCCACAGGGTCAGGGATACAGTTCGTCATAGCCCATACTTGGCCTTCTAGTCGTTCTTTAGGGTTCTGCGTTGAAACACCTTGAACTAAGTTCTTAATCGCCCCTGTTGTTTTCATTGCATGTCCTTAGAATGAGTAAGGCAGGTTACGGCTTCTATGAAAGCCTGCCAGTGCGCCTGCTACTTGAGGGTTACGTTGTGTGTTGGCACGTTGCTCACGAATGTTCTGTGCACGTAGGAGTACCCACGCTTTTTGTGCATCTTCTTTAATATCACCTAGCTTAGCCATATCGCCCTCGAAGTCACGAGAGAAAGACTTAATGGCCTCATAGCCGATGCAGTCGTTACAGGCTACAGGTGTATCCTCAAAGGCCAGACAGCGGATAGCAGTAACTTCTACTGAGCTACCGATTACGTCTGTGTCGTTGATGTTATCCCATAAGAAGCCGTTGACTACACCGAAGCGGTCTGGGTAGGCTATTGCTGTGAACTGAATCAGGTCGGAAGGTACTGCTACCTTACCGTCAATGTCTTGCTTAAGGCTGTAGCTGTCTAGCTTGTTGAACCAGAAGCCAGCACCTGCATTAAGCTGGATAGTTCTGTTCTTCTGTTCTAGGATACGTAACCCTGAGGCTACAGTTGGGTGTCTTGCGTCTAGCTCGTTTAGAGGTAACTCCCCTAGAGTCGCTAGCATGGCGTTGATTACATCTAGTTTAGTCATGTGATTCTCCTTGATTTGTATAGAGCCTCGTATAAAGCCCTATACAAAGCAAAAAAGGGGAAAGACCGAAGCCTCTCCCCTTGATGTACCTATTACGCTTAGGCTGCGTTTACTACTGCTGCGTAAGCAGGGTTGTTCTCAGCAGCGCCAAGAGCAAGCCATGAGTCGATGAACCATGACTTAGTTTGCCTATCCCAGTAAATGTCAGACTGCAATGGAATACTTGCACCAGACAATACAGCGTGAGGAGACATAATCAAGGCTACTGCCTTAGCTTCTGCTGCGCTCAAGTTGTACGCATTGCCGTTGGCTGCGTTACTTAATGGATGGTTGCTTACTGCTGCTTTAGGCAGACGGTTGGTTGGAACTACAGGCAAGCCTACAGATTTCAATACCATGCCTTCTGCGTAGTTACCGTTGCCAGTAGAGTACTGAGTGTTAATCAGCTTGTCGTTACGCAACAGTGCCAAGTACTGAGCTGGACGTACATAGATAACCATGCCTTCTGAGCTAGGGTCTAAGTCCTTCTCTTGAATACCGAAGATTGCCTCTTCGATTTTGTACTGGAACTTGTTAGGGTCAGTTTCATCAGAAGCTGAGGCCATAGTTGCTTGAGTACCACCGAACCAGCCAGAAGGCAATTTAGTAGTACCGCCAGTACCGTCACCTGACACGATACGTGCAGCCTTGATACCTTTAATCAGACCAACTGAGTCCATGAACTTACCGATAACTTTACCTTGCTCATTAGCCAGTGCAGCTTTAGCATCGTACTTGTTCTGAATGTCGTCCAGAGTGAACACCGCATTACGTGCCAACATAACGGTATCAATCTTAACTGACACGTTATCGAAGTCTACAGGTGTAGGTTGTGGGTTAGCACCAGCACCTAGTTTCTGTAATTGTGTATCACCGTTACGGTAGTTAGTCAGTACGTTACTACCAGTTACTTGTCGCCAATCTAAGAATGACTCCATGATAGATTGCTTAACAATCGTACCTTCTACGAGACCACCGTACTCAGCAATGAACAGCGCGTCTACCTCGCCAGAACTGAGCTTCTGGCCCGGACGTGCTAAACCGCTAAGTGAGAAAATATCTGCCATTTTGATTCCTTTTATTCGTTATAAAGTGAGCTGTCTATTCCTATAGGAAGACAGAAGTTACTTAGCTTATCGCCAAGTACGGCCTTGAGACTTCGCTGCTGCCATAGCTGCATTGGCTCTTGCTTTTAAAGACTCTACCGCAGAGGAGTCACCAGCTCGTTGAGCCTTAGCGTTCTCTTGGATATACTCGGCTAACGTGATGTGACCGCCAGTTGCAGCAGGTGCACCGTTTACCTTATGTGTTGTATCTGTCACTGTTGCTCCTTGTTTAATCATGTGCTCTTTAAGTTGAGCTACTGCCAGTTGAGCACTCGTGCCACCTAGCTCTAAACTTGCTGTTAAGAAAGCACGTGTCTTGTCGTCTAAGTTAGACTTAGCCCACTCACGCATTTCGTTGAATGCTGCCTCGCTACCTGCTGCCGTATAGATAGCATTGCGCTCAGCAGTCACCCACTCTTTGTTTTCCTTAGCCTTCTGTTCGATGGTAGGGATAAGAGCATCTGCCATGTCACCGAATGCTTTGTGTAGCTCTACCTTAGCTGCTGCTGTCAGAGAGCCTGTCTCGGCTACGTCTTCCAGCAAAGCTTGGAACGACTCAACAGAGCCTCCCTTAGCGAGATAGCCGTTTGCCAGAGTGTCTACAAATGCGTCACCTGAGGCTTCCCACTTCTCAGACTCAGCCTTAGCAGGTTCTGCTGGAGGCGTGGCTGGAGCTGCTGGTGCAGGTGTTGCTGGTGCAGCAGGTGCTGCTGGAGGTACTGCTGGAGGAACTACTGGCTCTACTACTGGAGGCGTTGCTGATGTTGTCATTGATTCAATCCTATTGTGATAGTTGATTTACTGCTACTTCGCTTACTGCTTGTGTAGCTGCTAGCTCTTGTTGCTGAGCTGTTGCTGCGTCTTGCTGTGCTTGTGCATCTGCTTGAGCAGCCTCTTGCGATTTGAGGAACTTGTAGTAGTCCACGTGATGCAGTGAAGACAGGAGCTGTACATACGCATCCCAGATAATCGTGCCTTTAATCTCGTCTGGCAGGTTCTGAGTTGCTGTAAGGTCAGCCATGAGAGCACGTAAGTTATCAATGTCACCATTAGCACTTAAGGCATCTAGGCCTGTGATAACGTACACATTGAGCTGACGTAGCGCTGCGTTCTGATTCTTACCGATAGCGATTTCTGCGAGCCATTGCTGTAGGTCGTAGCTCAGGCGTGAATACACACCGCCTTTAGAAGTCTCTAGCTCGTTAGCAATAAGTCTGATTTCTTCTGCTGTGACACGCTCTGCATTACGCACTGCTCCTGTAGAGAGCAAGAACATTTCAGAGAGTATCTGTGTGAATTGAGCAATCTTATTAGCTACTGCTTGATAGTCACGTGCCTTACCACCCAAGTCTGGGGTAGTAATGTCAGTGGCCCTACCTACAAGTACAGCACCAGATAAAGCGTTCTGGAACTCTATTGCGTCAGTAGAACCTGTAGGGTCTGCTAAGTGGATAATCCGACACATCTCAAGAAGTCCAGGAATTTCAGCAGAGCTTAGAGTACTTAGGCCGTGAAACGCACCTTGAGACTCTTCTACTAAACCTGTACCGTAGTGACGCTTAGGTGCAAGACTCCATGTAAGAACACGGAATGGCAAGTCATCGTCTTTGTATTGAGTAGTACCGACTGTTACATCAATGTCCTCAATAGACTGCTTTTGTTCCCATACCTTCTTAGCTGGATTCCAGCACAGCATCGTGTACAGAGACACAATGTCTTCATCCTTCGCTGAGCTATTACGCTGAGCGCGATAAATCTTCTGTAGTGCATCTGGCATTGCATCCAGAGTAGAAGTCTCGCGCAGAATGAACTCTAAGATTTTACCGCTTAGACCTCTACGCACCACGTAGTCACGTAACGTGTACATAGTAATACAGTCATCACCGTCACCATCTTCTTCATCATCTGCATAGCGTAACAAGCAGTTACCTGTGATGATAAGCTGAGCCACTGCCTCAGTAAGCGTAGAGCGTACCTGCATGGCTTCCAGCGTCTTCATGCCTTGCTTTGCTACCTGAGCTAGTACTGCATCGAGTGCAGCGCCTTGCAGCCCGTTCTTAGCCAGCTCTTGAATATCTTTATCTTCAAGCTCAGGACGGAAGAACGGACGAGACGGGGCGAAGAGCGCAAGCATAACTTTATTGAGCAAGTTATTAACGCACTTAGCACCTACAGCTTGAAAGTCGATAGCCATTTCATAGTTATCGTTTATGTCTTTTGGAGGGAACTTTGAAGGGATAGTCCATGCAGCATACTGCTCACACCTAGCAAGCAAGTTACTACGCAGACCATCCATCCTAGTGAACTTCGATTTAGGTGAGAGCTTATCGGTCATACGCTAAGGCCTGTACCTGTAGAACCTACACCTGACTTCGGACGATACTTTTTACGTAACTCTTCTGACGAAGCGTCTGTACCTGATGCACCTGAGTCTACCTCAGTGACAGGAGCTGCTGCGATTTCTACAGCAGGAGGAGGTGCTTCTACAGCTTTTGGTTGAATGAACTTAGGCTGACCACCACCTAGAATTTTACTCATGTTGTTTCCTTTAGAGCGTCTAGCTCGATGACTAAATGCGTACCCACCTCAGAGAAGCCGATACGCTTATACATCTCAGGAAGAGTACTAGGGCCTAGTGTGTTACCAACGAACACTAGGAATTTGGAGGTGAACTCAGTACGTAGTAGCTGCAATGTCTGCTTCACTAAATACAACAAGCTCTTAAGACTACGTTTATCCTGTCGAATAAAGAGTAAGTCTTCTACTGCACATAAGCAGTCCATGTGTATCGGCTGCACTGCACTAAAGCACATCAAGCCTACTGGCTCAGTGTCTTCGTACATTACATACATGAAATGCTCAGGCGCTTCGGTACTAAGCCATTGTGCAAGCCTAGTCCACGAATAGTGCCTAGCCAGTAAGCTATCTGGTAGCTCTACACTAGCTGAGGCACAGTGCAATAGGATTAGGTCACGTATCCGTGTGTCTAAGTCCTTGTGGGAAATTCGCTTGACTTGTAGCATGTATCTCCTTGAGCAACTGCTCTCGGTAACTCTTTGCTCCAGAACGGTACATAATCGTCTCTATGTCATCTGTCGGTACTGGGGTCTTATCCCATGCGCTGCCGAACTTCTTATCAATAGATTGCACTAAGTACTGTAGAGCGTTAGGAGGAGTCACGTGCATCAGCACAGGACGTTCATAGTTAGGCTCTAACTTAATCAGCACTTTCAGCGCTAGTTGCGTCAGCTTCTGTTTTAAAATAGTCATCAATGCCATAAGTAGCTAATACCTTCATAAGTTCTTGTGGGATTTCTTGGCCTCGATTGAGGTGCTTGCAGGCGAGACGGGTAGCCTCTTCCTCTGTTAATTCTTCATACATAATTGCTCCATAAAAGTGCTTCTTATTCCTATAGGAAGACACAACTTCTGGCTGCCTATAGGATAGAAAACTTTTTCATAGGTCTAGCTCAGTAACAGCAGGCTAACCAAAGAAGTACTTAGAATGAAGAACATCAGAAATGTCTAGCTCTCCGTACTCTGGAGGTAGAGGTAACTCTATGTCAGGATACTTCTGAGACAGCTCAGTATGTAAACGTAGAAGAACATTGTCAGAGTACTGCTCAACAAATGCCTCACGAATCATGCCAGCAAAGGCCTGAGTATCACAGGCATGTACACCGTAGT